GATGAGCTGGTACTCACGCAATGGGGCGCGTCTGACATTCCCCTGCGCTTTACCGGCTCTTACCAGCGCGACGATACCGGCGAGGAAATCGCGGTAGAGATTGAGGTGCGCGGTAAGCATCAGTCGTTTGATTTTGGCGAAGCCAAACAGGGCGAAGATACCGAAACCAAAATCACCAGTAAAAACACCTATTACAAGCTCACCTTCAACGGCAAAGAGCTGATCGAAATCGACACCATCAACATGGTGGAGAAGGTTAACGGCGTTGACCGTCTTGAGCAGCGCCGTAAAAACCTCGGCCTGGTATAACCCCTGACGCCAGCGCCCGCCGCTGGCTTTACCTGACTACAGTGAACAGAGAACAATCATGGAAAAGAAAGAAAACGTTGTTGAGTTTGAAACCCCGCTGCTGCGCGGCGAAACCGAAATCAAAAGCGTTGAGCTGATTAAGCCGACGGCCGGAAGCCTGCGCGGCGTGCGCCTGGCCGATCTGTGTCAGTCGGATGTTGACGCCCTGCTGACCGTGCTGCCCCGCATTACCCTGCCAGCGCTGACAAAGGCGGAATGCAATGCCCTTGATCCGGTAGACCTGATTGCGCTGGGCGGGAAGGTGATCGGTTTTTTGCAGTCGAAGTCGGACGAATAGACTGGCCGCGCGGCCTGACGGTTAACGACCTGATGGCCGACATTGCCACGATATTTCACTGGCAACCTTCCGAGATGTACGACATGCCGCTGGCCGAGCTGATGGACTGGCGGCATAAAGCCTTTATCCGCAGCGGAGCAACCCCGGATGAGCAATAACCTCAAGGTGCAGGTGCTGCTGAACGCGGTAGACAAAGCCTCGCGCCCCTTCAAAGCCGTGCAGACCGCCGCTAAAAATCTGTCGTCTGACATTCGTCAGACACAATCAACCATTAAGGAGCTGGACGCGCAGGCCGGTAAAATTGACGGCTTCCGCAAGGCCAGCGCGCAGCTGGCCGTCACGCAGCAGAGCCTGAAGGACGCGAAGCAGGAGGCGGCCGCGCTGGCCGTGCAGTTTAAAAACACGGAGCGCCCGACGACACAGCAGGCCCGCGCACTGGAAAAGGCCCGGCAGGCGGCGGCTGAGCTGCAGACCAAAACCAACAGCCTGCGCCTGTCGGTGCAACAGCAGCGCGAGGCGCTTAACGCAGCGGGGATTTCCACTAAAAGCCTGAGCAGCGAGCAGCAGCGCCTTAGAACCACTTCAGCGCAGGCAACCGTCAGCCTGAGCCGTCAGAAAATGGAGCTGCAGCGGCTGAATGCACAGCAGGAGCGGCTCAACCTGACCAGCGAACGCTATCGAAAAGGGCAGGAGCTGTCCGCGAAAGTTCGCAACGGCGGCGCAGCCGGTGTCGGAGCAGCAACCGTTGGAGCTGTGGCCGCTTCATCCGTGCTGCGTCCCGGCTATGATTTCGCCCTGGCTAACTCCACGCTTCAGGCAACTCTTGGCCTCGATAAAAAATCGTCTGAGTTTCAGTCTCTGAGAACTCAGGCACGCAGCATCGGCGATAACACCGCAGCCTCTGCGAACGATGCCGCACAGGCACAGATAGTGATAGCCAAAGCAGGCGGCAGCGTTGATGACATTAAGGCGGCAACGCCGGTTACGCTGAATATGTCCCTCGCCAACAACCAAACAATGGAAGACAGTGCAGAGCTGCTGATGAGCACTAAAAATGCTTTCGGCTTGGCTAACAGCGAAGTCGCTCATCTGGGGGACGTGATTTCCGCCACGCTCAATGGAACAGCTACAAAGTTTCAGGATCTGAGCGATGCAATGCCCTATGTCGCTTCAGTAGCTAAAAATGCCAAAGTCAGTGCAGAACAAACGGCGGCGATGATTGGCGCGCTGGCAAACAACGGTACTACCGGCAGCATGGCCGGTACGGGCATTCGAGCAATGCTGCTGCGCGTGCAGGCACCCACTGGCGAAGCCTTCAAGGCCATAAAAGAGCTGGGCGTCAACACGGCTGACAAAAAAGGCAACATGCGCCCGTTCTTCACCATCCTGAAGGAGATGCAAAAATCATTTGAAAAAAACAAACTCGGTGATGCGCAGCAGGCCGAGTACCTGAAAACCATATTCGGGGAGGAGGCCGCGTCTTCAGCAGTGACGCTGATGAAATCTGCATCCAGCGGTGAGTTGGACAGGCTGACTAAGAATTTCCAGAACTCTGATGGCAGCACAGAAAAGCTGGTCAAGGTGCAGCAGGATAATCTCGGCGGCGACTTCAAGGAAATGCAGTCAGGTTATGAGGCGCTGGGCACAGATATTTATGACCAGATGGACAGCAGCCTGCGCGCACTTACCCAGGACACAACGAAATTTCTGCTCAATATAGATAAATGGGTACAGGCAAACCCGGTTCTTTCAGCGGGCCTTGCTAAAGCGTCAATGGCAGGACTTATTTTTGTTGGTGCGCTGGGTGCTATCGGGCTGGTAGCTTGGCCGGTGATTGCGGGCGTCAATACCCTGATTGCCGGGGCGGGCTTCCTCGGCACGGCATTCAGCATCGCGGGAGGAGCTATTACGGCCGCGCTCGGCGTCATCACGCTGCCGGTTGTGGCCGTCGCGGCGGCAATCGTGGCCGGTGCGCTACTGGTGCGCAAATACTGGGAGCCTATCAGCGCCTTTATAGCAGGCATGGCCGAAGGATTTACCGCAGCGATGGGGCCGATCAGTGATTCCTTCAGTTCGCTAAAGCCGGTGTTCGAGTGGGTAGGCGGCAAGGTCAAAGAGCTGTGGGACTGGTTCGGCAAACTGCTGGAGCCGGTGAAATCCACGCAGACCGAGCTTGCCGCCGCCGGAGACATGGGTAAGAAGTTCGGCAACATGCTGGCCGAGGCGCTGAAAATTCCAAGTCACGCGCTCGATCAGCTGATGGGCGGCATTAACTGGGTGCTGGATAAGCTCGGCATTATCGACGTGAAATCCGATGGCCTGAAAGACAAGGTGTTGTCGCCTGATCCGGTGGCGACCGGCGGCGCGGGCGCAGATACCGGCGGGCTGCAATACAACATCGCCTACGGTGGCGCGCCTTACCGCCCGGTTTCAGCCCCGTCAGCGGGAAGCGGATTCACCGACCGCAGCCAGAATACTTATCAGTATGAAATCAACATGCACGAGGGCATGACCAAAGACGACGCAATGGCACTGATGGCGCAGCACCAGGCAAAAGAGCAGCGCTACCGTCAGGCACAGAACCGCAGCAAAATGGGCTGGGAGGATTAACCGATGATGATGATTTACGGCATGATGCCGTTTATGCGACAGACCCTGCCATACGGGGATATGCAGCAGAATATTGATTATCGGTGGCCCACAAACAGCCGGTTCGGGCAGCGTCCGTCGGCGCAGTTTATCGGGCCGGGCGATGAAAAAATCACGCTTTCCGGGGAGCTGCGCCCGGAAATTACGGGCGGCTCGCTGTCGCTGATGACAATCCGCCTGATGGCCGACGAGGGCATGGCGTGGCCGCTGATTGGCGGCAGCGGCATGATTTACGGCATGTACGTGATCGAGAGTATTTCTAACACCTTCAGCGAGTTTTACCCCAACGGAACGGCCAGCAAAATCATGTTCACCCTGAGCCTGAAGCGCGTGGATGAGTCGCTTACGTCCATGTTTGGCGATCTGAAAAAGCAGGCTGACGGACTTATCAGCGGCTCAGGCAATCTGCCAGGGCAACTCACGTCAGCAATCGACGGCGTGAAGTCGGCGGCTGGCAGTCTGATTTCAACTGCAGGGGGGCTGCTCGGATGATCGGAATAAGCGGCCTGCCGGTGCAGGCCGGGGCGCAGCTGACGCCGGATTTCATGCTGAAGGTTAACTCTAAAGATGTCACAACCAATATCCGGGATCGCCTTATCTCGATGACGCTGACCGACAATCGCGGCTTTGAGGCTGATCAGCTGGATATTGAGCTGGACGACACCGACGGGCAGCTGGCGATGCCGGTACGCGGCGCAGTGATAACGCTTTTTCTCGGCTGGAAAGGAAAGACGCTTTTCGGTAAGGGTAATTTCACCGTTGATGAGGTTGAGCACCACGGCGCCCCGGACACCATGACAATCCGCGCCCGCAGTGCTGATTTCCGTGGCTCGCTCAATTCCCGCCGGGAGGTGTCCTATCACGACACAACCCTGGGGGAAGTCGTCACGCAGATAGCAGGGCGTAACAACTTAAAGCCCATGCTGGCCGATGGATTCGCCGGAACTGCCGTGGCTCACATCGACCAGACGCAGGAGACTGACGCTAAATTTCTGACACGCCTCGCCACGCTGTACGGCGCGGTTGCTGCAGTTAAGGCCGGGCGGCTTCTGTTTATAAAACCCGGTAACGGGGTCACCGCCAGCGGCAAGCCAATTCCGCAGATGACTATCACGCGACAGGATGGCGACCGGCACAGCTTCAGCATTGCTGACCGTGGCGCATACACCGGCGTCTCTGCGAGCTGGCTGCACACCAAAGACCCTAAGCCTAAAAAAGTTAAGGTGAAGCGAAAGCCGAAGGTTAAGCACCTGCGCGCGCTGGAGCATCCGGCGGCTAAAAAGAAAAAGGCGACCACGACTAAAACGCCGGAGGCAAGAGAGGGTGATTATCTTGCGGGGACTGAAGACAACATATTCACGCTGACGACCGTGTATGCGACTAAAGCGGCCGCGATGCGGGCAGCTAAAGCGAAATGGGACAAGCTACAGCGCGGCGTCGCTGAGTTCTCGCTTACGCTCGCAATGGGGCGTGCCGACCTGTACCCGGAGACGCCGGTCAGGGTGAGCGGCTTCAAATCCGTGATCGATGCGCAGCCGTGGATTATCAGTAAGGTTACGCATAGCCTGAGCAGTAGCGGTTATACGACGACGCTTGATTTCGAGGTATTGCTGTCTGATGTTGAGTACACAGCAGAAGAAGATGGCATAGCAGATGACGAAGAGGTGTAAATGAGATGAAACTTAAATTTGCAAAATCAAGTTTGATTATTCAAAATGCAATCAGCCGCCACCGCTTCGCCACCCCAAGGATTATTGATCATGATGCACTGCCCGTTATGCAGCACCGCAGCTCACGCTAAAAGCAGCCGCTATATCTCGAAAGAAACAAAAGAGCGTTACCACCAATGCACCAACATCAATTGCAGTTGTACTTTTAAGACGCACGAGGCTCTAGCCGGGATTATCGTAAGTCCAGGGCAGGTGAACAGAGTGACCCTTCATGTACATCAAGAACAGCAGCCGTTACAGTTGCACTAAGCAAAGCCCGCGAAAGCGGGTTTTTTTATGCCCGCTGCCATAGAAAAATTATC